CTATCACTAGTGACATTGGTACCGACGATACTGGTATTACTGTTACTGACGATGGTGATGGTACGATTACTCTTGGTCTTGCCGACATTGACCTTGATCGTATTAAAGACGACGACATCATTACTTACGCTGAGCAAAACGCTGGTCCCACAACTAACGACGACAGCATCTTTACTTCTAGTGCTGCCTCTCGGCGTTTTGACACGCTTGTGCAGACTGGTACTCCTAGTGGGTCTGACTGGGAAACTGGTAAGACTTGGTTGCAGAATGACGATGACCAGACTCTTAAAATCTGGAACGGTTCATCTTGGCTAGATGTTGCATCTGGCGGTTCTTTCCGAACCCAAGACAAAGTTATCTATGTCGATAAAACTGGTGGTGACGATGCTAAAACCGGTCACCGTATTAGTGGTCCTAAGCTGACCATTAAAGAAGCTATCAACGATATTAACGCAGATATTTCAATTTCTACTGAATCGTCTGATGGTTTTGATGGGGGATCTGGTTATACCGACGGTACTTATACAGATGTACCTCTGACTGGTGGTACTACTGGTTCAGGTCTAACTGCAGACATTACAGTGTCTGGTGGTGCTGTAACCGAAGTTACTGATGTTAGCGCATCTACACTTGAGGAGTATCAGATTGGAGACATTTTGTCTGCTTCTGATTCTGATCTTGGCGGTGGTGGCGGTTCTGGTTTGGAGATTCCAATTATCGGTGGTGGTGACGGTATGACCGTGATTGTGGCTGCTGGTGTTTATCAAGAAACTGCTCCTATTCAAATCAAACGTCGTAACGTGTCTATTATTGGCATGGCGTTGCGTAGCTGCATCGTTCATCCAACTGTTGCAACTGAAAAACCAGCAGATGCTGGCAACTC